GTGGCCTACGGAGAGATTCGCGACTCGACAGAAACCCGAGTGAGAGCATTGCAAACTGTACCCGGGGCCATTTATCGCTCATATGCGATAGTGGTCCTACGGAAGTTTTTGCTCAGCCCTGAGGGGAAGGCGCTTGTGGCGTTGACCCTGATGGGAGCTGGAGTTTACGTGGTGCGCGAGCTTACTAAGACAGACAAGCGGGAGGCGAAGGACGAAAGTGAAACCCCCCAGCCCAAGCCTGCAGTGCAGGCCCAGACTTTGGGCCCTGTGCGGTCGGTGCTGTGGACACATTTGCATCCAAACGGACTTACGAGGATACGCATCTGCGGTGCGCCAGGTGTCCCTGAGGGGAGTACGGTGCACGCATTTGTGGTGTCACCCGGAGTGATAGCTATGCCTCTGCATGTGTTGTGCGGGGCTAAGCCGTGGAGCCCGGGAGTGGTTTTGTCGATTAAACAGGGATCGCGCTGGGTTGAGCTTGAGGGCGTAAACCAGGTGACATCTGCAATTTTCGAGGAGAGCGACTTTGTCATTATCATCGACCACCGCGTCGCGCTACCACCGCTTGAGAGCGGCGTGTGGCCAGACGTGGTTGAAGAGATTGATGTAGTCGGTCCGGCAGAGGTGCATTACTATGACAGCAATGGCTTCCTTTCCACCACTGGTTTCCATGTGCCTAGCGGCTACATGAAGATCACTCACAAGTGGAAGGATGTGCCTAAGACTGACAATTTGCTATGGTATCCGACAATGCCGACCGTCGCCGGGATGTGCCATGCACTGGCAACTGATGTGCGTGGGCGCGTAGTTGGCTACGTTGTGGCTGGCGTGCTGAAGGACGGCGTGGGAATTGGCATTAGACCTTTCTCCCAAGCTGATTTTCGCATGTTGGCGGACGTGGCGGCTGAGAAGCACTTGATTGTGCCATATCCCTCTGCGAAGGAGTCCGACCTAGTGGCTATTACAGGCCTGTCTGCCATGACACAAACTGGCGTGACTTTCGATACTCTGGGTCCTCAACACCCGAGCGTGCGTTGGCCCCATATTGGCGCAACAGTTCCGATTGGGGCTATCGTCCCTGACAAGACGACCCCGCGCGGCTCAGGGCGCGTTGTCCATCCCATGGCGGATGAGATCGCGCTGGCCTTTGGGCTAGAGCCAGGCTCATTGATGGCCTCTGGAGGCTATGATGGTCGCTATGTCGACGAAACGGGAGTCGAGCGAAAAGCTAGCGTGCTTGAGCGGGCGCAGCAGCGTCTTGAGAAGAAGGCGGCTTTGCCTACTCCGGCGGCTGGCCTGGTGCCATGGGATCGCATTGTGATTTTCTTCACAGAGGTGATTCGTACGGCTAACCCCAAACGTATTACACCCCCATTAGATTGGGTGGACATGTTGCGAGGGCGCGAGGGCACCGCCGTGGGACCGACTGACTTGTCGACTTCCGCTGGTTTGCCTGCTCCGAGCGGGCCCAAGCGCGGTTGGTGCGTGCGCGACCCCCAGGGCATGAATTTGCCGGGGCCGGCGCTCGTGCGCAACGCGCAGGTAGCCTACACAGCCATGACCGATGGCCTGCACGCCCCTGTGATGGTGGCGCGCGAGCTTGAGAAGACCGGCGAAGGGCTTGACAAGAAGAAGGTTCTTAC